GTTGAAGTCTCCGCTGTTGGAGTCTCCGCTGTTGAAGTCTCCGCTGTTGGAGTCTCCGCTGTTGTGATTTCCGCTGTTGTAGTTTCCGCTGTTGCGATTTCCGCTGTTGAAGTCTCCGCTGTTGTTTTTACAATCTGTCATATTTCTATTTTTTAATTGTTAATAAATATTCTTCTTCAAGAAGAAAGAACCACTCGCTATAATACATTATTCCCTCACTACTTCCGCTTTAAATCTTGGCTTTTCAGCCTCAACCCAAGACAATTTATCTTGCTCACTCTTCGCTTTCTTAAATGCTAAAATCTTAGCTTCTCTTTCATTTTCCGCCTCAACTTCCACAAATTCAAAATGCTCTAAGAATCTCGTTACGCAAATCTTATGTTTCATAATCTACCTCCAAACATACTTAAAGCCTCATCGCCAGCTTCTTTATGTCCACGCCAGAATTGAGAAGCTTCTCTTTCTGCATTATCTTCTGCCTCCTCTTTCAATGCTTCAATATGTGTTTCAATTTGAGACACTAATTGTAAAAATTGAGTTGCTGATTGTGAATCGAATAATGCTGTTATTTTATCTTTAATTTCCTTCATATTATTAATATGATTAATTATTAACTACCTTTAGTTTATACACACAAATATACATGTCAATAGCCTAAATTAAATTATTTTTCTATTGCTTCATTTTGAAACAATGATTCTAAATCTCCTTAATTATTTTTAAAATATCCTCAACTTTCTTATCAGCACTTGCCTTTAATTTAAACCAATCAGCCTCGTTAAACTCAAGCTTTCCCTCTAAGTTAAGAGCGTCTTGCACAACTAAAGCGGATTCATTTTGAATTAAATACTCATTAAGTGCTAATTGAGTTGCGCCAAACAAAGCTAATATAACTTTTCTGATATGATAAGTTCCGTCACGAGAATCAACAAATAACTCTAGTATCCTGTTAAGTGCTTTGCTGGTTCTTTTTACAAGCTTCCAGCTATTAGCATAGGCAGAATATACTTTGAGAGCTATTGCATTAATTCTGACAAGAGATTCTTTTTCCGCCTCATCTTTACTTAGCTTCAAAGCGTCTTGTGTTAGTGCAAATACTACCGCTGGTAATATTGCATTTTGGCAACGTGGTTTATCGTTCATATTTAGTTGTTTTGTTTTTGAAGTAATTTTTGTTTAGCTTCTTCAAGCATGCCCGCAACTTCAGAAAATCTTAAGTGGGAGCTATAAGTCAAATACTGCTCTTTTTCTCCTTCATGTTTAATTCCCAAAAGTATAATGCCGTCAACATCTTCTTTTATGTATTCCCTTATAAATTCTTTTAAGGTCGATTTAATGCTATCTTTGCGGATTTTCTTATTAGAATCTTTTGCCTTAAAAGCATCACCTCTCAGATTTATTACGTTAGTCATATTTATTTTACAGGTATTAAGTTAAATCTATTACAATGATTCTTGCCATCAGGGTAGTTGTGATAAATACATCTATCCCTTGATTCGTCCTTACTTGCATCGTAAGGAGGGTGACAAGAGATTAGTAATAAAATAAAAAATAGTGTTTTAATCATAAAAAAATCTTTAATAATTTTGAACGTTTAGGGTGTCGAAGTTTATTTAAAGCTTTAGCCTCAATCTGCCTAACTCTTTCCCTATTAACTCCGAGCATCTTGCTAATCTCACTAAGAGACATAAAATAACCTCTATCTTCCCCCCTAAGCTCTTCTTCTACAAAATTCCAGTAAGAATCTGAAACTTTGTTTAATCTTTCCGCTGTTTCTACTCTCATAATTTAAAAAATTCTTTAGCCCAAGCATTATAATTGAAACTTGTGCCTTGTTTAATAATTTGTTCCATTTCATCAAATCTACCAGCTTTAATAAAAGCATTATATTTATCTGAATCTTCAAAGTGCCTAAGAAAAAGCGAAGCATTGTCATTAAAGAATTTAGCTTTGCTTGCGTGTTGCTTGATTCTCTCTAATGATTTGCTAACGTGTTTCATCACTAAACCTCGCAAATTCACCATCAAATCTAAGTTTAGCCTCTCCACATCTGCCATCTCTATTCTTGGCAACTATGGCATAAGCTAACCCTTTCAATCGCTGCATTTGGTTTTCCCATTCAGATATTTTACGTGGATCTTCTGGCTTTTCTCTCTCCAAGTAATACTCTGGTCTAAAAGTAAAAATAACTGAATTAGCATCTTGTTCAATTGAGCCTGATTCTCTCAGATCTGAAAGCTGCGGTCTCTTATCGTCTCTTGCTTCAACTGCTCTGCTTAATTGAGACAACCCAAGAATAATCACTCCTAATTCCATTGCATAAGCTTTCAAAGCATTACTTATTGCGGTTACTCTTTCAACTGGTGACCTAGCATGATGATTAATCAATTGAATGTAATCTATCACAACCAATTTCACGCCTTTCATTGCATATTTTTTTATTTCATACTTCAGTCGGTTTAGAGTTAATTCACCAAAATCATTTAAATAAATTGGCAAATTATCAGCTTCATTAACAGATCTTTGAAAAGCTTCAACTTCATGTTGTGAAGTTAGATTGTTGTATTTTAGTTTAGTTACATTAAGCGAACCGAGATTGGCAATAATTCTTCTTGACACTTGTTCAACACTCATCTCAAGAGAAATAAATAAAACAGGATTTTTCTTTACCATCTTCATAGCAATATTTAGTGCCATTGCAGATTTTCCCATGCTTGGACGACCAGCTAAAATAACCAAATCACCAGCTTCAAATCCACCAGTTATATCATCAAGTTCTTTATAACCTGTGTAGTAAATTGGAGCTATTTCTTTTTTATCAAAAGTTTTTCTTATAGCATCTTTCAAAGAAATCGTTTCTTTCTTTTGTTTTATATTAAGCTCCTCAACCCTTGTTAATAAAGCGTCTTTGATTTCTTGGGCGTTTTTAGCCTCGTCACAAGCATTTTCTTTTAGCTCTGCTCCTATGGTAGCTAATTGTCTCTTTACACTCAATTCTCGTAGATGTTTGGCGTGTTCTTTTGCAAAAATTGAGCTACTATGTTGAAGTAAAATTGAAAGATATTCTTTCCCGCAACTTAAAGTTTCAAAAAATGGTCTTAAAGAAATTGGATTTACAGAAAGATTTGCAGTCAAAGATTTTGCAATATGCTTGAAAATCTTTTGATGATCCAGTTGCAAAAAGTCGTTTTCTTCAAGCTCCAAAGCAGCAAAGTAATCATTGTTTTGTATGATTGCTGCTAGTACTGCCTGCTCTGCTTCTAGATTGTGATTGTTTAGTATTTGTTCCATTTGTCAGAATTGAATGTTGTTGATGATTGTTTGCTATTGTTCGGCTCAAATACACCTTGCCAAGAATTAGCAATTGAGTTTTCAAGTGCAAGATTAGCAAAGCCAACTTGCTTAGATTCAAATTCTGAAAGTTTCTTGATAATCAGTTCTTGCGCTTTTTCCGTTAAAGGTTTTTTTAATTTTCTTCTCACCTCTGCAAATCCATCAAAAAGATTTTTATTTATAAAATCAGGAATGTTATCTCCTTCTTTTATTATTATTTCTTCTTCTTTGTTTGTGTCTTTCTGTTGTCTTTCTGTTGTCTTTCTGTTGTTCGGTCTGTTGTTCAATTTTTGATAAAAATCATAATTTAAAATCTCTATGACGTTGAGAATAGGGCTTTTGAGTTGTTTAATCTGTTGTTCAGTTTCAAGCAATTTTAAGAAGGCTCTTGTTTTGCCTCTTGACCACTTCCAACGTTGGCTTAAGCTCTCCTCACTTTTTCCAACTTGACCTCTCTTAATTACTACCTTCACACCTCTTATAAAAAACGATCCATCAGCGTGATTTGCTAAAAGTAATAAATCAACCCAAGCTTGCGCTTTTGAAAACGGCTCTGATAACCAAAGCCAATTTTCGCTGATTTTTCTTTGCAGAATTATAAATCCTTGTTCCATAATTAATTATTATAAAATTGCTCTCAGAGATTTATTATATATAATGTCGTGAGCTTTTTGTTCCCATAGATCAACTTGCTCTTGGATTTGATAATCGTAATTTGACTGCCCCTTGCTGTAAAATGTAAAATCTATTCCTTTTTTTAAATCTAATCCAAAAAGATTGTAGTAAATATGATTATCTTTAAAAATGCAGTCTATTTCATTGTGATTAACTATTTTAGATAAGTCTTGAGATAAATTTTGACCAATTAGTAATAATGCAAAATTTCTCGTTTTTTTCCTGTGAACAAAATTAAATTTTCTAACATCTTGATAGTATTTAAGGTAAGACATTCCTTGAATTAGAGCGTTATTATCTAATAAATCTTTTTTTAGCTCTATTATAACAAAACAATTTGAATCTCTATCATAAGCAAAAATGTCAATAATTCCAGCTGGGAAAATATTAACCTGCCTATCAATAAATTCTAAATTTAAATATTTTTTAAGATTATTATCTTGACAAAGAAAATCTTCTAATTCTTTTTCTGAAAAAACTATTTGCATAATGTGCCCCTTGAAGTTTTGGCGGTTGGGTGGGGGCACCCACCACAACCATATAAAAGATTGATAATGTTATTATTAATACTATGTGCCCTTAGTATTAACGCTCTGGCAGAAGTTTGAAACCAAAGCTACAAAATTACGATTGTTGTAATTGGTTTAAACTCTCTTCTATGAATAAAAGCAGCTTTTATTCTGCTTTTTAGGTTAATTGGCTCAAAACAACTAGAAATACGTTCTAAAACGTTAATTTCTGGTCTTAATACCACTTTTTTTGGTCTAAAAAGTTTAAGAAATTTTCTATAGATTCTTGCAATTAACTTGCGGTAACTCATTTTGTTTAAAACGACTAATTCTTTTCTGTTAAAAAAACCGTCACGAGTTATAAAAAGTTTTATGATTTGTGCTTTCATAGTTTTTCTTTTTGTTAGAAAAATAGCCGCGAGATAAGTTAGAGCTTCGAAATAATATGAAAAAAACGAAACAGTTCTCGCGACCGAAAAAGAAATTATGCTGATGAAATTATGATGTCAAATTGAAACAATCCAGTTTTGCTAAATTGTTTCAATTTAAAACAGATGAGGGAAAAAATAAGAAATTTGTTGACGTGCTTAAAGCTATATCATTCTAACCTTAACAACGCATTTATTTAATACGTTGTGGTTGTCATAAAAATAATGAGAACTTATGACAATATAATCCATTTTAATTAAAAAATGAGGATTCCAAATTGATAAGATATCATTTTGTTTAGGTAAATTCGGAGCTTCAAAGTTACCTAAAAAAATATTTTCTTCATCAAGTGCATTTAATTCAAACTTAACCATTTAACACCTCTTCTTTAATGTTATTAATATTGAGCTTAAAACGTCTGCCTCTCTTCTTAGAAAGTCCCAAAGCCTTTGCGTATCTATGAATTGTTACAGAACATACCTTGTATTTTTTTGCTAATTCTTTTATAGTTAAATTCTGATAATCTTTTTTAAAGTGTTTCATTTTGAGTCAAAAATATATATGCGTTAAGAAAACTAGTAAATAACTTGCTTGATCCATCTTTCCTAGTCGCAGAATAGAGACCAGACGAAAGTAATTGAATCTTTCCATGTTCATAAATCCAAGTTTGTGTCATATTGTATTTTCTCCAATTGTTTTAATTTTTCTGCACCGAATCTGCCTTTTCTAGCATATTCAGCACGAAAATGTGAGTTAAACTGTAAAAAATAAAATTCAAATCTGAAATTTTTATCGTTTAACAATTTAGCTATTTCTTTGTCAGTTTGTCTCAATACTTTTTCCATAAATTACCTCTTAAATTTAAAAATTCTAATTCCAAAAATTTTAACACGAGTTTCTTTTTTTAAACGTTGCAAATAAAAGATTTTTTTATGCAAAAAAATAATATCAGGTTTCAAATTCCAATGCTTAAAATCGGAAATAAAACGGCTTATGTGTTTTGTAATTGTCTCTTTTTCTACCGCTCCTACTAATCCATGCCATCTAATTAATTCACAAACATTATGATTTTCTTTCAATAAAGAAGTTTTCATAACAGGAAATCCAGCACGAGCAAGTTGTTTAAAAAAAGCTTCGCTACACATTGGATTGCCGACAAAAACTCCTGCCATAAAATTATTTGTCTTAAAACCTAAATTTTCAAAATGTCTTGTAAATTTAAGTTCATATTCCTCAATAATTGCATTTTTTGTGGGTTGAGCTTTAACTGCCCTAAAATAATCCACAAACTCTTTACTCATAAACATATTTTTTCTAAATACTAAAAAATAACTTTGAAGATGACTAATTCGTAAAGAATTAGGATTAACTGAACCAAGAGAACGAACAAGCCCCCAAAAATCACAATCATTATTTTTCATTTTTTCAAATACAGGTTCAAAAGAATTGATGCAATAACAAGAGTCATTTGCTAAAACTAATTCGTCAATATTAGCAAGTTCATGTTCAATTGCGATCAAGCCTTTTTTCCAGCTTCCAAAATCATACTCACCATGCCTGCCAGCAATAACTAGATCAGCTATTGCTTCGACTCTTCTTATTTCTTTTGCTGATAAATCAGAATCAGAAACAAATATGATTTTATCACATACTTTTGTTAGCTCTAAGAGATACAAGATAACATAGTCATCAACTATATTATCTTTATCGTAATGAGCAAAAATTACAGTTCTTTTCATATTATTTTAAATTAATTACTGAATCATTACCAAACTTGCCAGTTGCAGCGTGAACGCTCATTAATCTTGCTTGATCTATTTCAATTGATTCAATTCTTTTAGCGAAATCAATCAAGATAAAATCTGCATCTTGTTCTTTTACTATTTGAAGCAATTCACTTGCACCAGCAACTCTATCCCTAGCCGCTAATTCAAGATGGATTTGATAAATCATTGTTTTATCAACGTTTGAATGTCCAAAAGTTTGACCAAAAGTTTCGTCACAATATCCTTTTCCTTCTAGCTCTTCTAAAACTGTTGAATAAGTTGGTAAACTTGAAGCTAAAATGTAAGTTCTTTTCATATTATTATTTTATTTAGTTGTTAATATTAATTTCTATTCATACAAATTGTAGGGCTGCACATGATAGAGAATCTTTCATGATTCCAATCACAAATTGGTTGATTAACTCCATTGACGCAAGCACAAAAACATGACGCGTTGGCATTACTTGCTAAAGTTAAAGCTAAGATTGTTGCTAATATTATTTTTTTCATATTATTTTTTATTTGTTGTTAGTATTAATAGTTAAAGTTTTTTAAGAGATTCTAAAACTTGTTTTGAATTTATAATCTCAAAAACGCTAACATTGTTTTGCATTTTAAGCATGTTGTTTATGCGATGATTAAACTCCATACCTTCTTCATAACTAAGCTTTTCAAAAGCTAAATCTTTGATTTTGTTCTGTATACGTCTATAAAGTCTAAATTTTGCTGTTTCATTTGGCATATTTTTTACTTAGTTGTTGTTAATTGACATAAGAAAAATTTGGTGCTGAAAAAAATAGTAATCCTTTATCATTATATACATTTTCTTCAAAGATAGCTTTTCTTCCAATGTAACCAATCAAATTTTGACCGACTAGCATAAATGTTTCAGCTTTATTAAAAGCTTTTAATTGTTTATCGCTTAAATTATCAGTTACAATTTTATTTCTTAAGATATTTAAATCGTAAATTTTCATATTATTAACTTTTTAAATTATTATTGAGAATAATTGTCAAAAAAACTTATAAGTTTTTTTAATTTTTTAGGCATATCATAAAAATTAGTTGATATTTCAATTTTAACACCAGGATAATCGCTTGTTATTATAGTCTCTAGTTGAGACATAGAATCAATTGAGATGCGAAAATCTTCAATTACAGTTTTTAAACTTTTTTCGGTTCCAGTTGCATAAAATACTCCGCTCTTTTTTTCGTTGAGAATATAATTCATTTCTCCGTCACTTAAATTTAAATTTTTCATATTTTTTACTTTTTAAATTATTATCGAAAGCTCAAACTTTCTGAAAACTAATATAAACATGAGTAAACTATTATGCAACAATTAATTTATATTTAATTAACAATTATTTAATATTAGTTAAATTATGTATCAAAAAGAAACAGTGTAAAAATAGTTGATGTTGTGAAGGCTTGATTTTACTATGTGTCAAGTGATAGTTGTAAAAGTGTATCAAAATGAGATTGACAAAAAAAATAAAGAAAGTATCTTGACAAATGACTCAAGTTTTGGGGGATTGAGGGGGCAAGCAACAAGCTTGTTATACTACTGCTGTATGCGTTAGTATCGCAATTGTTGATTGCGAAAGGAAATATTAATTTTAGCGACCAATGAAATGGCGCGGCAATCAATAGAGTAAATGAAATATGTGGAAGAATAGCACGAAGTTTTCGCAAGAAATATTTGATGAAATATGCGTTAGAATTGCTGAAGGCGAATCATTGCGTAAGATTTGCAAAGATGAGAAGATGCCAAGCTTAGTGGCGGTTTGGAAATGGTTGAATAATAGCGAAGAATTAGTTAAGCAATACACACGCGCACGCGAAGAACAAGCTGAAACTCTTGTTGATGAAATAATTGACATAAGTGATGAAAAAAAAGATGATACTTTTTTAGATAAAGACGGTAATGAAGTAATTAATCACGAAGCTATTGCGCGCAGTCGTTTAAGAGTTGATTCGAGAAAGTGGATTGCTTCTAAATTAAAGCCAAAAAGATTTGGAGATTACACAAAGATTCAAGCCGAAGTAAAAGACACAAGCTCTACAAGTTCTTGGCTTGGCGAAGTGTTAAGCGAGATTGATAATAATAAGTAATAACTTAATTTTTGAGAAAATAAAAAAGATCTAAAAAATGGATCAAGAAAGAAGAAGAAAACTGGCTGAACTCTTGAGCAACAAAGCTTGGCGAATGTCTAATCTTTATTACTGCAAAGATGAGAACGGAAGAGAATTTAAATTTATTTGCAACGAAGCACAAAGTGAATTAATAGAAGAAACGCACCCGCTAAACATCATTCTTAAAGCAAGACAATTAGGGATTACAACATTCTACTGCATTAATTATCTTGATGATTGCTTATTCAACTCAAACATCACAGCAGTCTTGATTGGTGATGATTTAGAAGATGCAAAGAAACTACTAAGAGATAAAGTACGTTATGCTTACGACAGATTGCCGCCAGAAATAAAAGAACATAGACAACTGATTACTGATAGCACAGAGATAATGCGCTTCAGTAATGGATCAAGCTATTCAGTTACTACATCAGCTCGTTCTGGCACAGTTCAAAGATTACACATCACAGAATTTGGCAAGATATGCAGGAAGTCACCAGATAAAGCAGAAGAGATAATGTCGGGTTCACTTAACACAGTTCATCAAGGGCAACAGATTGTGATTGAAAGCACGGCACAGGGAGCAAGTGGGCATTTCTTTAACATGTGCCAAGTCGCAGAAAGAAAGCTACGAATGAAAGAAGAATTGACTTCTTTAGACTGGAAGTTCCATTTCTTCGGCTGGTGGAAGGATAAGAAATACAAGATGGCGGCTGATTACATCTTTAACACGAAGCAAGCTGATTACTTTGCAGAGCTAGAGAACGAAGGGATCTATCTGACGACACAACAACGGACTTGGTATTGCAAGAAAGAAGAAACTCAAGGCGACTTGATGAAGCAAGAGTTTCCTTCTAACTCAAAAGAAGCATTTCAGAAAGCTATCATCGGTGCTTATTGGTCAAAAGAATTAATTAAAGCGGAACAAGACGGAAGACTCGGAAGAGTAAACATTGACCAATACTTACCAGTGCATACAGCTTGGGATTTGGGAATTAATGACACAACTTGTATCTGGTTCTTTCAGAAGAAAGGCTTCGATTTCTTGATTGTTGATTACTACGAAATGAGCGAAGAGCCATTGCCGCATTACTTCAAGATTTTGAAAGATAAAAACTATAACTACGGCAATCACTTCGCACCGCATGATATTGCAAAGCGTTCATACTACGACGGAAAAGACGGATTAGAGATTGCTAAGAACTTTGGCTTCAGATTTGAGAAAATAACAAGAGCGCAAAACAAAATGGACTCAATTAACGAAGCTCGCTCAATCTTAAATCGCTGCTGGTTTGATCAAAAGAGATGTGAAACTGGATTAAGCAGACTAAGAGAGTACAGAAAGAAGTTTAATGACAAGTTGGGTTGTTTTATGGATCAACCTCTGCACGATATTAACTCAAATGGCGCAGATGCTTTTCAAACTTTCGCTGCTTCAGTTCATCGCTTAGAAACTTACAGACAAGAAAACGAAGGTTTTGTCGATGACTGGGCTTATGAAGAGTATTTGAATGCAAGTAATAGAAATTCTATTACTGGGTATTAAATGAAAAAAAGAATTGCTTGACATTTTCTTTTTGACACATAATTTATACAAAATCTTGAGTAAATGTATCGAAATGAAACAAAACGCAAAATAACTTTGCTTACTCAAGACGCTGCACAATACTTAGATTTTCAAACTATCTTAAACACAGATAATCTTGCTGAAATATTATCAGAAGAAATGCGTGCGTCTGTTGCGTCAAAAGTTACTACTCGATACAACACAGATTTACAATCAAGAAGCGAAAAGCAGAAACAGCTTCAAAGCATCATTAAATACGTTCTTTCTCAGTCAGAAAAACGTTCTTTTCCATTTGAAGGGGCTTCAAATGTTATCTTTCCTTTAATTTCTACCGCTTGTGTTGAGTTTGCCGCTAAGTGCTATCCCGAAATCTTTAAAGATGGAAACATCGTAAAAGCTAAGATTATTGGTAATGATGACGGCGAAGTGATGAAAGACGCTGAAGGCAATGAAATGCGTAATGAAGATGGCTCTATTGCTATTTTAGATGAAACAGGACTGCCAGCAATCCAGAATGTGGGTGCTAAACTTAAGCGCGGTCAAAGAGTTGCAACTGTAATGAATTATCAGTTGAACGAAGAGATCGAAGGCTTTGAAGAAAACATGGACGCTTTGTTTAATGCTCTAAGCGCATTAGGCACGATGTTTAAAAAAGATTACTACAATTCAGAAGGTAATATTTGCTCTGACCTAGTTTATCCTGACAAGCTAATCATTAACGATTTTGCGCCTTCTTTCAAAGCCCCTGTAACTCATATCATCGAGAAATACCCGCAAGACGTAGTTTCTTCGATCCGTTCTGGTGATTATATTGATTTTGATTTTGACCCTGAAGCACAAGACACAGCAGCTTTTGACAATTCTTTAGATGAGAATGACGATAAAAAAACAGGTGATGAGGCTTCTGCTGGCTTAGTAGTATTCTTGGAGCAGCACACTTGGATTGACTTAGATAATGACGGCTATGCTGAACCTTACATTGCGGTGGTGCATAAAGCATCTGGCAAGCTTGTTAAGTTAGTTAAACGCTTCTACGAGAAAGATGTTAAAAAGAATAAGAAAGGTGAAATTCAGTGCATCGAAGCAATCAACTTCTTTGTTAAATATATCTTCATTCCTTCGCCAGATGGTTCGTTTTATGGTATTGGTTTAGGTCACTTACTATTCAATGTTAACTCAGCAATTAATAGTTCAATCAACCAATTAACGGACGCGGGGACATTACAAAACACAGGTGGCGGATTTATTTCTAAATCTCTCAATATCTCTGGTGGCATGAAGCCTTTCCGTCCTGCTGAATGGAAGACGTGCGATTCTTTTGGTGGTAATATTCGTGACGCAGTTGTCCCACTTCCAGTGCCAGAACCTTCACAAACTCTATTCGTGTTGATGCAGTTTTTAGTTAATGCCGGTAAAGAACTAGGAAGCTTAAGAGATGTTTTGACGGGTGAAAATGCAGGAAACATTGCTGCTACTACCTACATGGGAATGGCTGAACAGAGCCAAAAACAGTTTAAAGCTGTATTCATGAGAATTTATAATTCTCTAAAGCAGGAAATTAAAATTTTCTATGAGTTAGATTCTCAATACCTTCCTCAAAAAAAATACGCTGAAATCTTAGACATTAAATTATTTGAAAGCCCAAGTGTAAAAGAAGACTTCTCGCTAAAAGGTTATGATATTGTGCCAGTAGCGAATCCGGAAAATGTAATTTCAATGCAGAAGTTTGCTAAGGCTCAATTCTTAATGGGTTTCATTGGCTCGCCTATGGTTGACCAATTCTTATTACACAGAACAGTATTTGAAACTGCTGGCATCGAAAACTTTGATAAATTCATTATTCAACCACAGCCACAACAAGATCCGTCTGTTCAAATTGCCGCAGCTCAAGAAGAAACTAAGCGACTCAAAATACAATCTGACGCTCAAATAGAAACTGCTAGATTAGAGTTAGAGCAAATCGAGCTTCAGAAAAACTCGGCCAAAGCTGATTCTGAGGTATTAGTAAACTACGCTCAAGCTGGCAAATTGGTAAAAGATACCGAGATGGCAGAAACAAAAGAGAAATTAGATGTCTTGGACAACATGATTGATGCCGAGACCAAACAAAATAAAATGCAAGACCGCAAAGAAGAAAGAAGATTTAAAGCGGCAGTAGAGCTAGCAAAGCTAGAGAATCAGCAAGTCCAAGCTCCTTCAACCAAAAATAAAACTGAGGAAAACGAGACCTCCGCTGATGATTAATATTAATAAATTTGAGTAATTCATGAGTCAAATCGAAATGAAAGAGTTAAAGGATTGGTTAAACGATCCTGCAGCACTAAAGTTTAAGAAAATTTTATTAAATTCTCGCGCTAAATTGTTAAACAACATAAGTCAAGGTTATCTTAAGTCAGATGGGTCATTTAAAAAAGATTCTATCTTAAGCAATCTCGGTGAGTGTTTAGCAATGAAAGATATTTCTAATTTTTTTGGCAACAAAGACGAAGCCGTTTTAGAGAATTTACTAAAGGTTTTTTATGGAGGTGAGAATGAGTAAGAGAAAAAGCAATCTTAACACCTCTGGGTATAAAGTGCCTGAGTTTAGAATTTTGATTTTACCTGAAGTTGTAGAAGAAAAAACTTCTGGTGGAATTATCATACCAGAAACAATCAAAGACGATCTACAAGGAGCTAAAACACTTGCTACGATTGTTGATATTGGTGAAAAAGCTTTTGACCAAGGAACTGATAGAGAATGGAAAGAAAAGCCTAAAGTAGGCGATAAGGTTCTTATCCCTTCTTATGAAGGTTATAGGTTAAACAAAGACCAGACCAAAGATGGTAAAGAATACAGAATCATTCTTGATCGTCATATCTTAGCAATTCAAACAAGTGAGGAAATATGCCGGTAATTGATCGTTCAGAAGAAATTGATATTGATATTGGCGTTCCCGCTGAAGAGCAAGAAACCAAGCAAGAGGAAATAAAAATTCCTACAAATCCTATCTTTGAAGATATGGAAGAAGAAGAGTCAGAAAAAGAACAATTTTTTGATCCAAAAGCTGAAGAAAAAGCTTTTTATCAATCTTTATCAGATAGAGAAAAAGAGGCGTGGGATAGAGGTTGGAGAACTGGAAAATTCTTTAAAGGAAGATTTAAAGACGGAACTCCTAAACCTCACAAAAGCGCGGAAGAGTTTTTGGCTATTCAGGAAAAAGAAACTCCTATTTTGAATGAAAGAAATAGGAAGCTAACTGCTGAGAAAACCGCTCTTGAAAAAGAAATGGCTGAGCTTCGTAAGCAGATGAGCGTTCTGATGAATGTTCAAAAAATTGCTTATGAAGAAAAAACCCAAAGTCGCGTTCAATCCCTAGATGAGGCTGAAGAAGCGGCAATCTTAGAGGGAGATGTTGCCAAAGTCAGGGCTATTCAAAAACAACGTCAAGAATTCGAGAAAAATAAAGTCTCTTTTGAAGAACCTGAAATTGAAGAGCCGAAAACTGGACTTAGTCGTGATGATAAAGAGCTTATGGACGGTTGGGTTGCTGATAATACTTGGTTTCATCAAGACAAGGTTATGCAAGCTGTTGCGACTGCTTATTTTGGCGAACTATCTGAAAGAATACCGTTGCAAGAGAGGCTTGAAATGGTTTCTGAAGAAATTCAAACAAGATTTGGTGATAAACTTGGAACTCGTAAAGCTCCTAAAGTTGAATCAGGTGTAAGGGGCGTGCAAAGCTTTAAAAAGCAATACACTTACAATGATTTACCTGCCGAAGTTCGTAAGAACTGTGATTACATGGCTAAACGTCACGGATTCACTAAGGAGCAAGTTGCTAAAATGCAACAAGAGGCAATCAAAGAATATTTTAACTAATTGAGGTAAAAACATGACTAAAGAGAAAATTGTAGAATCAAACAGAGTAAATTCAAAAGAACACGCTCACGAAAGAAATCTGAGACCTAGCGATAGACCAGAAAGACAAGTTAATCGTGACGTGGAAATCGTGAAATTACCAGATGGAAGAGAATTTATTAGAACCCCCCGCTCAACTCTAAAAAGAGCGGGTGCGCTATCTGACTTGCCTAAAAAACCAGGTTTTATACGCAGATGGGTTTCTTCTAATATACCCGGTCGCATTCAAGATCTAATCGACTTGGGATACAAACCAGCCACCGATGAAAACGGCATCGAAATTGCTCCAATAAGAGGCGGCACAAACAAACAGGGCGAAACGTTTATGCGTTACGCAATGGAAATTTCTGAGGAAATGAACGCTAAAATTGAGAGAGATAACAAAATTAAAGCTATGAACAAACAACAAGAAGTCCTTGATAAAATGATAGGAAACGATCTTGGTTCTGGCTCAATGACTTATGTGGGACATGACTCACAAAAATCCGTAACTAAACAAAATTAAAACATATGGCTAACGCTGATACTCCCTTTGGTTTAAAACCAATTAAGAATGCTCCGTTTAACGAGATTCCTAAAAACTACTACTACATTCCATCAAGCTATGCAACTGCATTGTTTATTGGTGATCCTGTAATCAAAACAGGAACTTCAAATACTGTTGCGGTTACTTCTGCTGGTAGATTGTTTAATCCAGGTTCTTTGCCTGAAATCAATAAAGCTACCGCTGGTGATACTAATAAAATCACTGGTGTAATTATTGGCTTCTTAGCAAACCCTTCAGACCTAAGCAAAAACTACAATCCTGCTTCTACTGAACGCATTGCAATTGTTGCTGATAGCCCACTTCAAGAATTTGAAATCCAAGAAGAATCTGCTGGTTCTCCTTTGGCTGCAACTTCTGTTGGTCTAAACGCTAACGTAGTATTTGCTGAATCTGGCTCAACTACAACTGGTTTATCTGGTGTTGAATTAGATACAACCACTCCAGCTACTGACGCTACTTTCCAACTTAAAATTTTAAGATTGGTTGATGCTCCTGAAAATGCTATTGGTCAACACGCTAAATGGCGCGTTAAAATCAATAACCACACAGAAGCGAATATCGTTGCTGGTATCTAATATTAACTCTAAATTAAAATAAATCATGTCTGTAATTGTAACAGGTACTATCCCTAAAGCACTTAAACCAGGAGTAAAAACTTACTGGGGTGCATATTCTGAAGACGATCTTCTAGCAGCTAAACTCGTTAAGATGGAAACAACTGATGAGCAGTTTGACGAAGATGTGTTAATCAGTCCATTCGGTCTTTTAAACACTAAGAATGAAGGTGCTGGTGTTGACTACGATTCAATGTCTCAAGGCTACATCACTAGATATCAACAAAGAACTCGTGCTTTGGGTTATCAAGTGTCTTGGGAAGCTCGTAAGTTCAATAAGTATCTTAACGTTGTTTCTAAAGGTAACGAATACTTAGCTTCTTCTCTTCGCGAGACTAAAGAGGTTGACGTTGCAGCCCTTTTCAACAATGGATTTGATTCAAACTACACTTATGGCGACGGTCAGAAATTCTTTTCTACTGCTCACCCATCTCGTGCTGGCACTTTTTCTAATACTCTAGCAACTCCTTCGGATATTTGCGAAGAGGCTTTGGAAGAATTGTCTATCCAGATCAAGGAAACTAACAACGATAGAGGACTTAAGGCTAAAATTAAGCCTGTTCTTCTTGCTGTTGCGCCAGCTAACATGTTTGAAGCGACTCGTATTCTTGAGTCTCAACTTCGTGTTAATACTGCAAACAACGACATCAACGCGATAAAGCAAATGGGCTTGTTCTCTCAAGGTATTGTGGTTAACCCGCACTTCACTTCAGATGACGCTTATTTCATCAAAACTGACGCTCCTGAAGGCGCTAAAATGATTACTGCTGTTCAAGGCGAATTCAGTAATGATGGTGCTTTCGAGTCTGGAGACCATAAATACAAAATTATGACTTCATACGCAGTAGGTGTAACTGACCCTCGTGGTTATTTTGCTTCTGAAGGCGTTTAATATCAACTATTGTCCTAATGGGTAAAGGGGGGTGCAATTCCCCCCACAATTAAATTCAAATACTTATGCCAGCTACAAATTTTACTAAGGGCGTTAACAATATTACCGCTCAAAACATTTTGGGTCAAATGATTCAACTTGATCCATCTCAACTTCATACTTACTTTAACGATTTTGACACTTACACAGCAGCAGAGTGGACAGTAACTGAAACTCAAGCTGGAGCAACGCAAGCTTTAACAAATGTTGACGGCGGTGTTCTTTTACTTACTAACTCAGCAGCTGACGACGATTTGAACGCTTTGCAAAAAGTGGGAGAGTCATTCAAGTTTGCGTCAGGCAAAAAATTGTTCTTTAAAGCAAGATTTGCTGTTTCTGACGCAACACAGTCTGATTTTGTAATAGGTCTTCAAATCACTGACACAACTCCATTGGCTGTAACTGATGGTGTTTACTTTAGAAAAGATGACGGAGATGCTAACTTAGACTTCGTTGTGGTTAAAGATTCAACTGCTTCAACTGCTACTGCTATTACTACCGTCACTGCCGCAACTTACTTAACTGTTGGTTTCTATTACAACGGCGTAGATGAAGTTGTTTACGCAGCTTCAACTAGCGCAACTAACCCGACTGTTCTTGGTAAATTAGCAACAACTAACCTTCCTAATGACGAAGAATTAACTATTTCTTTTGGCATTCAGAATGGTGAAGCTGTAGCTAAAACAATGTCTATTGATTATATTTTTGCAGCAAAAGAAAGATAGGAGCAAAACATGCGTAGAATTGAAATAAACATGGATTTGGCTGACGTTGATGATGATGGAGTTTTCCAAAATCAAACACTAGGCGGCTCTGGTTACTTCACTCTTAACGGAGCTGGAGTTACTAGTGGCGAATGGGTTACGCCAGATCTATTTGCTAAACAGATTGGCTTTACCTCAACTGGAAACTTATCAGGAGTTACTTTTGTTGTTTCTGGCTATCAAGATAAAAACAAAACAATCTTGATTAGTGAGGGTGTTACCGGTCCTAATAATAACACAGTTGAAACAACTAACTACTTTTACTCAATACAAAGTATTGCAGCAAGTGGCGCAGTTGGAACAAACGTAAAAGCTGGACCTGTTGACGAAGCTATCTCTCAGATTATTCCAATCAAAAGGACTAACTCTGATAAAGCTGAACGACAAGTTGGCTTAACTTTTATTGTTACAGGAACTATAAACTATACCGTCCAACAAACCAATGACGATGTTCAATCTTTAACCGATAGAACATTTAATTGGCTTGATAGTGATGATACTAACGTGGTTTCTGCAACGGCTTCTAAGAATAGTAACTATGTAGCAGTTCCTCAAGCAATGAGGGTTAAAATTAACTCTTATTCTTCTGGTGCTGAACTATTGATTCAGGTAAACTAATATGGACTACCGTGTAATATGTGACAGAACTGGCTTCAAGAAATGGCGTTCAGAATGTCAATATGAATGGGACGGAAAATTAGTTTGGAAAAAGGTTTGGAGGAGAAGACAGCCCCAAGATACTGGGATTGTCTATCCTCCAGCCCAAAAGATTCCTGATTCAAGACCAGAAACAACGGATAACTTTATTAATGTTCCAATTCCTGATTATGATAGTTAAGTTGAAAGATTCGCAAGAAACAATTCTAGATATTGATAAGATTAGTTTTATACAAAAAGGTCAAAATTATAGCAGTTTTTTTGATGGAACTTTTAAATATACTATTGCAGGATTTTATCTTAATATAGTTTTATTGGGAAGAATCTCAAGTATTTTTTATAATTCTTCTGATGAATCAAGAGAGGCTACCATAAAAGCTGCCAATCTTTTTATAGAAGACTTTAAAACTATTGAAAATCATTTATTAAATAGGAATTAATATGCCACTAACAGCTAAAGGAAAAAAAATCAAATCTGCTATGCAGAAAGAATATGGCAAGAAAAAAGGCGAAAAAGTCTTTTATGCCACTGAAAACAAAGGTAAAATTAAAGGCGTAACTAAAAAGAAAAAATAATGAAACCAATTAAAATAGATGATTTTCATTATTTAGATAGTAATTATGTAATTGGTGATAAATCTTATGATGTACAAGATTTAATCAAGGCTTCTGAAGAGTTAGAAGAATTTGATTTACCTCTTGCAGCAGTAAATATGAATCACCCTATTTGCCAAGCAACTTTAACTAGCTTTCTTTATCACTGGAAGCGAGTTGAGAAAGCGGATTTAAAATATCCAGTAATTATTGATTCAACTGGCTATGTTTGCGACGGTTGGCATAGAATAGCAAAAGCAATTTTAGAAGGCAGAACAACAATCAAAGCAAAAAGATTGGAAGTTATGCCAGAACCATTTAAAGGATAAATTATGAAAAAGAAACCAGTAAAATCAGAAAAAAAATCAATGAAACAATCAATGAAACATATGAAAAAATGTGGAACTAAAAAAGGCGGAAAGAAGAAATAATTCTTGCTTTATAAAAAATTATATTAATAATTAAGGCAATATTTGAGTAAATGATGATTGCTGACGAAAAACACTCAGATATTTATGGTTTTACCTCTATTAGCTCTTGCCTCCACCGCCCAAGTTGGTGGCGGAGTGGCTCAAGGATATTTTGCTAACAAATCATCAAAAAGAGCAGCTAGAGCGCAAGCAAATGCAATGGACGCTTATTTAGCTGAAATGCGTAGATCAAAAGAAGCAGCTATTGGCTATCAAAGACCTTATGAAGAAGCTGGTAGGTCAGGTTTAAATTTACTTCAACAATACCTCACTGGTGATCCAGCAGCTGTAATGTCTCGCTTAGAGAATTCCCCAGGTTATCAATTCCGATTACAACAAGGACAAAATTCAATCCAAAATTTATTATCTTCAAAAGGCGGTCTTAAATCAGGCGCAGCCATGAAAGCTTTAGAAGAGTTTGCTCAAGGCACAGCTTCTCAAGAATTTGGAAACCAAGTTGGATATTTACAAGGACTTGCAGGAATTGGTCAAAACGCTGCATTTGCAATGGGCAATTATGAAATTCAGGCTGGCGCAAACATGGCTGATGCTTCTCAGCAAGGTATTTTAGGTCAAGGAATGACCATGGCTAATCGTGATGCTCAAATGGGCAATATTATTGGTGGCGGATTATCTCAGTTAGCTTCTTTAGCAGCTTTATCTGGTGGAATGGGTCAAACATTTAAATCACCTTCTGGCTTTACTTTAACTGGAGGCGGACAATATAATGCGGCAAGAATTAATAATGCCATGAGTAATCAAATAATGCCTAATACTAATTTATCTTTAAATTAATGCCTGAATTAATTCAACAACAAACACCAGATTATGTAGGCAATATCCTTAAAGGGTATCAGTTTGGTCAACAAGCAAAAGCTAACCAGTTACAGCTTTTAGCCGCTCAACAAGAAATGGATCTTAACCAGCAAAAACTTGTTCAAGCTAAAGCAGAGAATACCCTAACAGAAATGGCTGCAATGGGCGACCAAAACGCCTTACAAAGACTTGCTGCGTATAATCCAACTCGCGCTGAAGGTGTAAGAAAACAACAAGAATTTTCAGACATTCAAGGCGCAAGAGTTTTAGATTCTTTTGCCTCACTTCCACAATATGCTTTTACCCAAAAGAAATGGGAACAGATGCACAATGATTATTTTGAAGCTACGGGAAGAGAATTACCTTTGCCTTACGAAAAATCACCCGAATCAATTTTGGAATTTAAACGCCTATCTTCTCGCCTAAAAGGCAGAGAGCAAGACCTAAAAGAGCAATATCAATCAGCTCAAATCAAAACAGAAGGCTTACAACAAGGTAAAATTGGAGTTGATATTCAAAAAGGAAAGCAAGATTTGCAAAAAGGTGCTTTAGATATAATGAAATTAAGAGGCGAATTATTATCTGCTGAAGAAGAAAGACAAGCTGCAAGACAACAAGGATTAACCTTAGACGCATTTAGAGAGCAACAAAAGAAAGTAGGTCAATTTAGAGGTGAACAAATTTCTAAACTTCCGCAAGTTGAACAAAATGTTGAAACAACTACTAAACTTGTTGACGAACTTTTAAAACATAAAGGTTTTAAAGCTGCTGTGGGAACAAACATTACTTTAGTTGATAGATTTATACCAGGAACTGATGCCTCTGGTTTTATGGCTAAATATAACCAGTTAAAAGGTAAGCAATTCTTAGAGTCTATTTCTCAATTACAAGGCTTTGGTGCTTTATCTAACTTAGAAGGCACAACGGCAACTAATGCAGCTTCCGCAATGGATATTTCAACAAGCGAAGAAGAATTTAAGCGCAATGCAAGAGAATATCAAAGAATAATGAAAATAGGTTTAGAAAGAATGAAGAGGGGTGTTGGATATGATAACAGACCAATAGAAGCAAGAGGAGCCGAAACTCCACAATTTACACCTAGTTCTAATGTAATTAATTGGGAGGATTTGTAATGCCAGATTTAAAACTTCCCGATGGTAGAATTGTTAAAAATATTCCTGAGGGAATTTCTAAGCAACAAATAGAGCAAAAGTTAATTGGCTCTGGTTTTCTTACTGGTGAAGAAGAATGGCTTACTCCAAAAATGTCAATGGGTGAAGCCGCTTTCACAACCGCAACTAATCCCTTAGGTTTTGGCGATGAGATCAAAGCGGGAATTGCCGCTGGCGTTGCTAAATTATTTGGTGGTGCAGCTACTCAAAACATAGACATTGGTGACCTTTACAGAGAAGCAAGAACTGCTGAAAGAGCTAAACTGGAAAAAGCAAAACAAGACCGCCCTCTAACCTCTTTTGCTGGACAAGTGTTTTCTGACGTTGGTGTAGCTGGAAAAGGTCTCAAAGCTCTTGGTCTAGCTGGTCAAGGATTTGGGACTGCTGTAAAAGGCGGTGCTGCTTTAAGCGGGGCAAGTGCTTTAGGTGAAACCGAAGACTTAACTAATATTCCTCAAACGCTAAAAGATGTTGCAACAGGCGCAGTTGCTGGCGGCGTAGTAGGTGGGGCAATCCAAAAGGCTATTCCTGCTGCTCAAAGTGCCGTTGGTGCAATTTCTCAAGCCCCTAAAAAAGCCTTACAGAAAATCACAGGCATAAAGCCAGAAGCAGTTAAAACATTCCAAGAATTAGGCATTGAACCAACCCTTGCCGATGTTTCTAATTCCGCCGGCTTACAAAATTTCGTAAAAGATATTCCTATCGCTGGAAAACCTATCACTGAAGCCTTACAAAAACAGGTAAACGATATTTCTAGTCAGATTCAAGGAGTAGTTAAGTCAGAAGGTGGAACTTATACGCAAGCTGGTGAACAGTTAAAATTTGGAGCGGAAAATATTAAAGATAAATTTTCTAAAACAAGTGAAATGCTTTATGGTAGAGTTAGTGAATTAGTTCCTCCAGAAACTCCAGTATCTATAAACAATACTCTTAATGCTATAAAAAAACGCAAAGTGCAAATCAGAAAAGAGGTATCTGATGAAGATACTGCTGGTTATGTTAAATACATAGAAAAAATTGAAAAAGATTTAAATGCTCCTTTGAAAGAAGGAGAATTAGGAAGAGCGGTTTCTTATGATGCTCTTTCTGCTTTAAGAAGTGAAATTGGCTTATCTTTATCTGGCAATCTGAAACCAGTAGAAAAAAAAGCATTAGGAGAAATTTATAGTGGCATAACGCAAGATATAACTAATACTTTACAAAAAGCGGATTTGGGAAAAATTGGCAACAGAAGTGCCATGAAAGAATGGGAAAAAGCTAATAGATATTACAGGGTTAATTCAAGATTTATCCAAGAAAATATTCAGCCCCTTTTAGACAAAGGAACTCCTGAAGAAGTTTATAAGTACGCCACCTCTCAATCTAAGCTTGGCGGCACAAGAATAGGCCAAATAATGAAATCTTTAAAAGAACCTCAAAAAGATTTCTTGAGATCAACTTTAGTGAGAGACATGGGGTTAGCTCAAAAAGGAGCGCAAGGCGCGGAAGCTGATGTGTTCAGTCCTCAAAAATTCATGGCCGAATATTCTGTTCTTAAGAAAAATGGTGTTGAGAAGCATATTTTCACGCCTGAGCAAGTTACTGCTTACAATCGTTTAAATAAAGTTGTTGAGCTAACTAAAAACACTGAACAAGCTGGAAAGAAAAATATGCTTTTACCAACAGCCAGTCTTTTAAGCGTTGGTATTCCTACCACTGGAATAGGTTTAATTCCTTTAATGGGCGGTGGAAGATTTATCTCTTCTCAAATGATGGCAAATCCTAAATTTATTAACTGGTTAGCTGTTACTGCTCAATCTACACCAAAAGAATTACCTAAGCAATTAAACAGATTGTCGACTATAGCTGCTGCAAATCCTGAAATTAGAGAAGATATTTTAAAGTTTGTGGCAAATTTTGGAACAAATAATGAGGAAATGAATAATGAAGAAAATACTACTTATGGGCAATAATGGCACAAAGATTTTTAGAACCAATTAATAGAATTTTTACAAATGCTGGATTGGTTGGAGTTGGTTATAAATATTATTTTTACCAAACAGGAACAACAACACCAGTCACAACTTATCAAGATGACGGATTAAGCGTTGCAAATACAAATCCCGTTGTTTCGGATTCAAATGGTCGTTTTCCTGAGATTTGGTATTCTGATTTGTCTCAACTAAAATTAATTGTAAAAGATTCTTCTGATAATACCCTAGAGACAGTTGACCCAGTTGGCGCAACCGCTTCTGCTGTTTCTCTTAATGACTTTGATGTCCGTCCAACTTCTTACTGGGGTTTAACCGCTGGAACTTCAACAGCTTATACTCTAGTTGCCAGTCCGACTATTAGTGCTTACGCTAACACCCAAACTTTTATTGTCCAATTTCATACTGATTGCGGTGATAATCCAACTTTAGCAATTGATGGCTTATCTGCTTTTGCTCTTAAGAAATACACTCAGCAAGGCACAAAGGTTGCATTAAAAGCAAATGATGCAAGAGCGAATCAGAGATATTTATGCTATAATGACGGAGTGGATATTATTGTTTCTAATCCATCTTCTTTACCTATTTTATCAGGCTCTGCAACTGCTTTAACTATTGCAACTGGTGCAGTAACTTTAACTAATAATTCTAGTTCTTATTCAATAGATACAGAAGGAGCTGCTGCAAGCGATGATTTAGACACTATAAGTGGCGGGCAAGATGGACAAGTTATTTTTATTCGCTCAACTGCTGATGCAAGGAATGTTGTGTTAAAACATAATACAGGAAACATTTATAATCCTAATGTTTTTGATATTACATTAGACCTAACTACCGATTTTGTTGTTTTAAGATATAACTCTGCAGCGGTAAAATGGATTGTTGTTTCTATTGCCGTCCTTGGATCTTCACCATATCAACTGATATCCACTGCTACCGCATCTAGCTCTTCATCAATTAGTTTTACAAACTTAAATTCTAATTTTTCTAAATATGTTGTTGAGTTTCAATATATAGTTCCAGTTTCAAATTCTTATTTTTCAGCAAGATTGAGTACAGATAATGGCTCAAGTTACATTTCAGCAAATTATTTAAATGGTAATGTGTTTGGATCAAACGCAGATGTTCCGTCTGGAGGAGCTGTACCAATTGATAGGATTAATTTGTCAATAAGCTCTGTCAACATGATAAATACTTCTACTAAAGGATACTGTGGAAGATTAGAAATTTTTAATCCATCTAATACAGCTAATCATAAAATCTGTAGAACATCTGGCAATTATACTAATGCCAGTGGAAATATTACCTACGTAGAAAATGTTTCAATATATACTGGAGCTACAAGTGCTGTTAATGCAATTCAATTCTTTTTTTCAACTGGAAACATATCTTCAGGAACATTTAAACTTTATGGAATAAAATAATATGACTCAAGATGAAATAAAACTACAACCGCACAAAATGGTTAATGGGATAGCGGTTCTTTTAACAGAGAATGAAATTGCCGAGTTTAATAAATTGCAAACAGAACATTTATTAAATCAGTTAAGCTTACAAAAACAGTTAAAAATAACTCAATGCCAAAAATATCTTAACGAAACTGATTGGTATATTATTAAAATGTCTGACCCAAGCAATGTTTCTATTGTGCCTGAGAATATTCTTATTAACAGATCTAACGCGAGGACTTGGCAGAAAGATATCAATACTTGCACAACTTTAGAAGAACTTAACAACATTAACATTAATTTTAATTAAAATGGCTGTTTCAGGAACTAATACATTTTCACAAACAAGAAACGACATAATTAATAGAGCTTTGTCAATTCTTGGCGTTAAGACTCGTGGAAGAGCTTTAACTTCAGAAGAGGTAAACGAAGCTTCTGATGCTTTAAATTTGTTTGTAAAAGGTCTTAAAAGCGAAGGTGTTTATCTTTGGAAATACGCCGAAGGAACTTTGTTTTTAACCGTAGGACAAGAAAGTTACATTTTAGATGGATCAACTGCTAACGCTACTGAATCATTCACACAAACAACTACAAGTGCAGCAGCGGTAAGTGGAGCAACTTCAATTCCGGTTACAAGCGCAACTGGTTTTACTATTGGGTATAATATTGGCATTATGCAAGACGATGGTGATTTACATTGGACAACCATTTCTAACATTGTAGGAACGACAATAAGCTTAACAGCAGCTTTGACTGATGATGTTTCAAGTGGAGCAACTGTTTATGTTTATCAAACTAAAATTACACGCCCCGAAGTTATCACCTCTGCACGCCGCAGGGATTCGTCAGATTATGATACTCCTTTAAATGAGCTTGCCAGAAGTGATTATTTTAATTTAGCTCAAAAAACAATATCAGGACAGCCAACACAATTTTATTATGATAAGCAGTTAAGCTCAGGAACTATTTATCTATACCAAGCCCCTGATGATGCTTCTAATACGATTAAATTCACTTTTCAAAAAATGTTTTTTGATTTTACCGCTGGAACTGATAATCCTGATTTCCCTATTGAATGGGCTGAAACTTTAGCTTTTGGATTAGCTTCTCGTTTATCTTATGATTATGGTATTGATAAAACAAAAGCAGAATTAATCAAGAGAACTGCTGATGAAATGCTGCGTAATTTAAAAGGTTATGATAGAGAGGAGTCAATTTATTTTGTGCCAACTTATAATTTATATCAATAATGCAACAAATACATTTTGGCGTAAACTCATATAAAGCAAAAAGTGGCTTAATTTCAGCAGAAAGAATGGTGAATTGCTACGTTGAAATAACGCCGCAAACCAGCCCCTTCCCTAACATGGTTTTAGGAACTGCTGGGCTTACAGTCTGGAAAGATACTGGTGTTTCTTTACCTGTTTATGGAATGCGAGTAATGGGCGAAAATCTTTATGTGGTAGTTGGAAACAAAGTCTATAAAATAGACTCAACAAAAACAATGACACTTTTAGGTGAAATTGCTACTACTATTGGGCAAGTTATAATGACTGATAACGGCGACCAAGTTACAATTGAGTTACCAAGTGGGACAACTTATTACTGCACTTCAACCGCCTCTTCTCTTACTGAAATTACTAATGGTGAATTTAGTGATTCAGGTTCTGTTACGACTTTAGATGGCTTTACTATCTCAGCTCTTTTAAATTCAAATGAATTTCAATGGTCAGATGTCAATCAAACAGAAAATTGGAGTGCTTTAAATGCTGCTACTGTAGAAGCAAATTCTTCTAAAATAGTTAGAGTTTATCAAAATAACTTAGAACTTTGGTTCTTTAAAGAAGATATTACGCAGGTTTATTATAATACTGGTTCAGGAAGCCCTTTATTTCAAAGAAAAGAAGGTGTTTATATTGAGAAAGGTTGCGCTTCTAAATATTCAGTTGCTACTTTAGATAATTCTTTTTTCTTTTTAGGTAACGATAGATTGGTTTATCAGACCGTAGGTTATCAATTAAAACCTATCTCGACCTTTCCTATCTCGCAAGAAATTGAGACTTACACAACAATTAATGACGCTATTGGATTTACCTACATTCAAGATGGACATAAATTTTATTGTTTAAATTTTCCAACTGAAAATAAAACATGGGAATATGATATTACAACTGAATTATGGCATGAAAGAGAAAGTGTTAATAATTCTGGCGTTGATGGAAGGTGGAGAGCTAACTGCCACGCTTATTTTGCAGGCAAAAACCTAATTGGTGATTTTGAGACTGGTATTATTTATGAATTAGACCCTGATGTTTACACCGAAAACGAAACGGTAATTAAAAGAGAAGTTATTGGGACGACAATGTTTAAAAACTTTGCAAGAATGTCTATAAATAAGTTTGTTGTTGTAATGGATACCGGAGTCGGAATCGCTACTGGTCAAGGCTCAGATCCTCAGTTAATGGGAAGATTCTCATTAGACGGAGGAAAAGTTTATACCAATGAATTATGGCAACCAATTGGAGCGCAGGGTTCATTCTTAACTGAAGTATTTTGGACAAAAGTTTGTGGCAAAACTCGTTCTTTTATTGCCAAACTAAACTACAGCGAGCCAACTAAATTTCAGATTGTTGGTGCTTTTGTGGAGGTTGAATCAGAAGATGATTAACCTTCCAAATATTCAACAACCTATTGAGGAAAACGGAATTGTAAAGCCCGAATGGAATACTTTTTTTCAACAAATCAAATCAACTATTAAATCTGATTTAACTATTGATATTGGCGTGCCTAATGCTTTAGAGCCAATAGCAGACAAAGAAGGGATCGTTAATAGAACTTGGTATTCGTTTTTTGAAAAAAGCTATTCTTCAACAGGAGCTACCTTTGGAATTCCTTCTTCTCAAGAAAAGATAGGAAAACAATGGAATAATTTTTTTCAAAATATGTATCAAGAATTAAAATAATATGACCTTATCATTAATCACAAACTCTGTATCAAAGGCGCAATTAGATTCTGGCAAGCCCCAAGCTTTGAGTTGCACCCAAGAAGGTCAGCTCGAGGTGTCATTGCGTGATCCAATCTTACCTTTTGGTTCTCTTCATGTTGAAAATATGACACCTATTTTTCAAAGTGATGCAGTTTATGGGATTAACCAACAACAAACATTAGCTACAACATCAGGCACGGGAACGGCAACAACAAGTGATTCTTTGTTTGTAGCTACTACTGGCACAACAGCACTATCCCAAGGTGTAATTCAAAGTAGAAAAAGATTAAGGTATCGCGCGGGACAAGGCGTTATCGCTCGCTTTACAGCTAAATTCACCGCTCCAGTTGCTTATTCTTACCAATTAGCCGGTTTAGGTCATGCAGAAGATGGGATTTATGTAGGGTATGCAGATGTTGCTGGTAGCGTTCCTGAATTTGGGATTTTATATGTAAATCGTGGCGTTAGAGAAACCAGAACTTTAACAGTCACAACAGGCGCAACAAGTGCCGCTAACTGCACAATCACTTTAAATGGCGTTGCTTTTACTGTAGCTTTAACAGCCGCTTCTAATATTCAAAGAACAGTTTACGAAATCTCGCAGGCAACTTATGCAGGTTGGGACGCTTACTCTGCGGGAGCAACAGTTGTATTTGTTAGAAAATCTTCTGGCACAGCTTCTGGCACTTATTCTTTTGGAGCTGGAACGACAGGCGCAGCGGCAACAATTGCCCAAACAAAAGCTGGCGTTGCCTCAACCGATACTTTTATTCCGCGGTCGACTTGGAATGGAGATAAACTAAACGGCACAGGTGATTCTGGTTTAACTATTGACCCAACCAAGTTAAATATTTTCCAAATATCATTTGGATATTTAGGGACTGATTCAATCGTCTTTAAATGTAAATTAAGCCCTACAAATGGCAACAATTCAACATGGATCACTTTTCACACAATTAGATTGTCCAATTCCTTAACCACCACAACTTTTGGCAATCCTTCTTTCCCTTTTACCTTGGCTGCATATTCAGCAGGAAGCACAACTAATTTAACAGTTAATAGCGCATCTTTTGCTGGATTCATTGAAGGGCAAAAGTTTTTACACGCCGGAAGATTCTCTTATTTTAATTCATTAACAACAGTCGGAGCAACTAACTTCCAAGCTTTATTTACCATAATGAACACTCGCTACTACAAAGGCAGAGCAAATCAAGCTGTGATTAATATTTTAAGTGCCTCAGGAGCATTAAAACACACTTCGCCTTGTATTTTCTATTTGATTAAAAACGGAACTCTTGCAGGCAATCCAAACTTCCAAGTACTAACAACTGATTCTTGTTCAGTCTGGGACACCGCCGCAACAACGGTTTCTTACACCAATGGCTACCAATTACTTTGGACTGGTCATTTAGGAGATACAGGAGAGTTAGACCACCATTTTGGAAACGGTTCTTACAATGCAGAAGAAATAACTTTACAACCAGGCGAATGGGTTACTTTAGCTGCTCGCGCAGCGACTGGAACTCCTTCTTATGTAACTGGTTCAATTAATACAAGAGAGGATCAATAAAAAACTCTTGACTTTTTTATCAACTAAACAATCATCAATTTTATGAGTAAATGTAAAAAGATGATGCAAAAACATTTACTTATTTATGGGTGGTTTATCAAGACAATATAAAGGTTTATCAGGAAAAGAGCCTACAGCGTCAGATTTAGGAGCTGTTCAAAAAGCTGGCGATACAATGACGGGTGCTTTAACCGCTCCCTCGTTTACTTCAACTGGCGCAGCAAACACAGTTAAAGAATATTCTGCCAATTCTGGTTCAGCTATAACAATTGATCCAGCTAATGGTGAAACTCAGTATATTACTTTAAATGCTGCGACCCCAGTAATTACTTTTGCTTCAGCTCCTGCCGCAGGAACTAGCAAAAGAATTAAACTCACTCTAATCCAAGATGGAACAGGTGGAAGATTACCAACTTTTGCAAACTGCATTTTCCTTGCCACAGGTTCATCAACAGCAACAGCAATTAACAGCGCAATTAGCTCTTTAACTTATTTTGAAGCTGAAGCAATTAACGGTGTTTGGGTTGTTGCTTCTGCTAACCAAAATTTAGGTGTAATAGATGGATCTGTTGCCGCCGCTGGTTATATTGGCGAAGTTATTACTTCTTCAGTTGGTATTACTTCATCTACTCCTTTAACAACAGCAATAGATAAAAGTATTACTTCAATCACTTTAACCGCTGGCGATTGGATGGTTTCGGGTAATATTGGCTTTATTGCCGCTGCAACAACTGTTCCTACTAAATTAACTGCAAGTATTAGTGCTACTAACAATACTCAAGCCATTTCCCCAAATGATGGAGGTTTTGCACAAATTCAGGCTACTTTAGGGACTGCATCAACTAACGTTCTCACTACTTCACCAATGAGAATAAATATTACAAGCACTACTACTTATTATCTTGTTGGAACTGCAACTTTTACCGGTGCTGCTTTAACTGCTTATGGTTCAATATCAGCTAGGAGACTTAGATAATGATTAATCCAAGAGGTTATTGTCAAGTTCCACTAGATCCTAATCTTGTCGGTTGGTTCGAGGCGGATAAAATTAATAATGTTAATACAGCACTACCTTCTAATGGCGGAGCTGTGGCTAATTGGTTTGATATTAGTGGTAAAGGATCAATTATTACACAAGGAACTGCTGCCAATCAACCTTCATTTAGCACAAATGTCGTAAATGGAAAACCCGCTGTGACTTTTAATTCTAATGCTGGCGGCGCAAATGGCGACTCTTTAACAAGTAACAACGCAACATATTTGTCTAATTTAAATTTAGCAAATGCGGCGACTGGTTTCACGATTTTTGTTTGCGCTCAAATTGATGCTTTAACGCCGCCGTCTACGCAAAGTGGCTGCATATTATTTATGCAAGGGTCGAGTCCATCGAGTAACGAAATTTACCAAATAAGCCAAACTTCAACTGGCGCAATAACTAATAGCGTCTCTACCTCATCAGCAATTCAAAGAATAGTTACCTCTGGCAATGCTGTTGTGAATACGCCGTTTATCAATTCTTTTTGGTGGGACAAGGCAAATTCATCGATAGCTGGCCAGTTTAATTCAAACACAATAGTCGCTGGCTCTGGCTCTGTTCCAGCATTAAATACTGGCCCTATCTTATTTGCAATCGGCCAACAGAAAGCAGGGCAGCCAACAAGACAATTTGATGGCAAGATTTTTGCTATTCTTATTTATTCTAGGTTTCTTTCAAGCACTGAAAGGCAATATGTTAAACAATATTTAGGCTCAAAATACGGAGTAACAGTATGACAACTTATAATACATTTTCTACATTTTCTGAAGCCGAAGTAGCTCAAAATTATGATTTCAATCATTTTTGCGCTAAAAAGTTTTCTGAGGCGACTAATATTGATTTAGATATAATTTTAAATTTAAATTTACATTTAGATCAAAAGACTCGTCATCAATATTATTCTGATAATGGAATTACTTTTACTTCAAAGCAAAAAACCGCTATTCATCATTTAGTTAATTACTTTAATTGCACTAATCGTTGGGCTAATATCTCATTATATAATGATGCTTATGTATATATAGTTTGTCCTGATTCTGACGTAATTTATTCAACAATAGATTTAAGTTTAGATAAGGTTAAATCTTTAAAGGCTCTTAATGATGACGGGGTTTACATACCAGCGACTGACTGGGAGTCTCTTTGATTATGATTATGCAGAACTTTTTGAACAACAGAGGTTAATAATTAATTTATTTTTAAAAAATGGAAGCTATATCGGAATCAATCAACAATCTTATCATTAAAACATCTGGCGGCATTTTATTTATTTGGCTTGCTGTATTATTATATAGTAAGAAAGCTCTAGAATGGTGCGGAAGAAAAATTGCTGAAGGAGCAAACAAAGATCTTATTAAAAAATTAATGCCGTCAATAGCAGAATATGTTGAACAAAAAATTGCCGAATTTAAAAAAGATACTATTGCTACTTTAACTAGCGAATTACAAGAAGTAAAAAATTCACTTAACAAGTATAGAGATGTAAAGCATAATATCGAAACAGAGAACAAATATCTAAAACAAATGATTAAAGAAGACGATCAAGAATTAATCAAAGTTATCAGAGATTATTTGCATGAAAAAGAGTAAATGGGAATTATTCTTAGAGAGCTGGAAAGAAATTTTAGATTATTTAGATCATCATAATGTTCAAGGTAGGATTTTGTTTACTGGCATCTCAGCTAGTTTATTTTTATGTGCTTTAAAATTCGTTACAGATGATTTAATAAAAATTATTGAGGTGTTAAAATGAAGTTCTTGCAATTTCTTCAATCATCTTCTGGTGAGTACTCTTCATCAAGATTATTGATTATTGTTTTCACTATACAATTTCTTTATGAAAGTCATTGCATTTTAAAACTCGATTCAAATCATTACATTACATTCTGTGCAACTGTTGCTTCAATAATCCTTATTCTTGTAGGGAAAATGAAAGCAGAAAACTTAACTACAATTTTAAAGGACAATGGAAGACGAGATAATAGAACTGATAATTAATAATGCAGGAGCTTTA